CGGGGGGGGGTATCGGATTATCTGACCTGTGCAGTAATCTGATCTCTTCTGTGCTGAGGGGAGGTGTGTTCTATGCCTAAGTATGTTGGCAGACGCATCGTCCCGAAGCATGGCGGCATCTGGGACAAGACAAAAGAGTACGAGGAACTGATCATCGTGCTGTGTCAAGAAACTGGTGTCAGCTATATCTCCAAGCTGCCGGTCCCGGCTGGAACGGAAATCTTTAATGAACACTACTGGTCTGTATGCAGTCAGTTCAGTGAGCAGATCAGGCTGGCAGAGGATCATCTGACCCGGACAGCAGAGGACGTCCATACGGAACTGACAGAAACAGAAAGCCGCATCAGTAAAAATGTGTCCGAAACGGAAGAAAGGGTCACCCAAAAACTCACGGATACGGTGCAGAACGTGAATGACAGCCTGAGTGATACGACCACTACGCTGGCGAAGAAGGTGGCAGATGCTCAGAAGCAGCTGGAGGATGGACGGACAGCCATGCAGCAGAGTGCAGCATCCCTGAATTCCAGGATGAACAGCATTGCATCCGGTAAGACTACGGACAAGGAGACTCTGGATGCGCGGGTCGATTCGGCAGGGAAGACCTATGACTCATTTGGTGCACACTTACGGTCCAGAGCCGATAAGTTCTATGCCAACGGTATGCCTTTCTCTTATACAGGAGCAGTCAATCTGAATACCACAGAGCATCAGCTGGAGTTTTTTGGGAACTTTATCTATCTGGGTGCGAAGGGGAATAAGCTGCTTACGAAACCAGAGCCGGTTCCATATAACCCGGATGCTCTTTTGACCTATATTTCCTACGATACAGTGGAAGGGACGTTGGTGACAGCGGACTGGTCGGATTCTCCAAAAGAGAATGATGTCATCGTTTTTGTAGTGGACTGTAAATATCCGGAACGGTCTTATGGCTACTTTCCGTTCAAGGTGGATGGCAGGATGCCGTTTGGCGACCATACGCTGTCCGGCACGATGCTTCGGGATAAATCGGTGGACGGACAGAAACTCCTGGATGCTACCGTTACAAAGGATAAACTCGCAGATGCCTGTGTAAGCGCGGCAAAACTTGCACGGGATGCGCTAATGTCACAGAGCCTTGAAGTTCCATTCCAGCCCTGTGTCTTTTCAAAAGGAAAATGGGAGATCGTGGATGAAGGAGCCACCATCCATCATTTTTTGACGGAGTATGAGAGCGGGTATTATGGCGGCGGCATTAAAGTTCCCCGTGCGGAGCGGTTTGATAAGCTCTATGTCGAGATGGATTACTGCAACGACCAGCTGATGCACTACTATGTGGTTGGTTCAAAGTTGGTAAACCTTGGGTCGATCGCTTCTACGGATGGAAAACCAAAGAGGATCACGCTTGAAATCCCATCCAAAAAGCTGGAAGATGCCGGGTATAAGGATGATTATATCCAGATCGTGTTCACGAAGAACAGCACCTACGATATGACCATGTCCAACGTAAAGGCACATTACTTCAATGTGAATGGCAGCTACTTTGGGGAAGATTACAGCCTCCTTCATGAGCAGGCTGACACCAATACAAAGGAGCTTGCTACCTTGTCGGAAAAAGTCCGTGTAAATGCGGATGCGATCAAAACAGCAGATGCGAATATGCAGAACCTTTCCAAAACGATCAGTTCCGTGTCTACGGATATGCAGGTGGTCATGAAGCAGAAATCTGCGTTCACCGGAAAGAAGATCCTGTTTTTGGGAGACAGCATCACGGCACTGAACACATCGGAGCGTGGCTGGGTAAGATACTTCAATGAGATCATCCAGCCGGAGCGGTTTGTAAACCTGTCGGTATCCAGTGCCAGATGGTGCGATTATGAGGACAGCGTTTACGATGGCAACCCGGTCTTTTCCGGACCGGATCAGAACCACAACAATGTCATGGGCAATCAGGTGGAAAAACTCATCCGAGGCAAGGACAAGACCAGCCCTCACTACAAGGAAGTGACTGCCTACGCCGACTTTGATATGATCCTGATCGCCTGTGGTACGAATGATGGTGTTCCTTCCGGCGATATGGAAGGCTCTTTCACTTCAGAGAATGAAATGGTCGCCATCGAAGAGCTGGACCGCAGGGCGTTTGCATCAGCATTCCGGTACAGCATCGAAAAACTTCAGCAGCTGTACCCGGCGGCGAAGATTTATATCTGTACGCCGATTCAGGGCTATATCACGACCCGGAGCTATGCACAGTCCAAGGCGAAAGGCGATTATCTGAAACTTCTTGCCTGCAGGATGTCTCTGGAAGTCATTGATACTTTCTGCTGTGGTATCTGTGACATCTACGAGAAAAAGAATGCCAATGGCCGCTACCTGATTGATGGTCTGCATCCGAATGCGGCAGGCGCAAAGAAGATCGGAGTGTTCAATGCCAGTGCAGTGATTGCCAGCTATCGATAATCAAATCCCACGGCTTGTCCGTGTTTTTATATATAATCCATATCACAGGGCAGCTTCGGCTGTCTATTTTTATTGCCCGGATACGGGCGGAAAGGACGGAATTATGCAGAATGTGATCGACAAGATTGAATGGATGTTCGCAGGCCTGGGTGGTTTCCTGGGCTGGTTCTTCGGCGGGTTTGACGGCTTTTTGTATGCACTTGTAGTGTTCGTGGTCTGTGACTACTTCACCGGGGTGCTGGCGGCAGCAATCAAGCATGAGCTTTCTTCTGAAGTTGGCTTTAAGGGTATCGCCAAGAAGGTATGTATCTTTGTGCTGGTTGGTATTGCCAATATCATTGACACACAGATCCTCCAGAATGGAGCCGCCATCCGCACCGCTGTGGTGTTCTTCTATCTGGCAAACGAGGGCCTGAGCTGTCTCGAAAATGCAGCAGTGATCGGTCTTCCGGTGCCGGAGAAGCTCAAGGAGATGCTGGCACAGCTGAAAGACGAGCGCGATCAGGACAAAATCGACAAGCAGTAATCAACCGGGAGGGGCGATAAGCCTCTCCCACATTTTATTTAGGAGGAACGGACCATGAGTATGAAAGAATATCCCGCAAAGCTGACGACCGGCTATTACCGTGTGCGTGAGGACTGGGAGGATGAAGCATCCCAGCTTGGCGCATACCGTCTGCTGGCGAATGCGAAGGCCAAGTGCGATGAGAATCCCGGCAGCCGTGTGTTTGACAATGACGGCAATGTGATCTACCCGGAGGAGGCTGTGCCGGTCACGGGTGCAGAAGAAGCGGAGGAAAAGCCGGTTATGGACGAGCCGGAAGGGAAAGCACCGGAAGAGGAATCTTCGGAAGAGAAGGACACCCCTGTGACGGATGAGCAGAAAGAGGAAGCCGGAAAGGAAGAGTATCCGACTGCAGAGGAACTCCCGGCAGCGATCGCCTATGGCAAGCTCAAGACTCTTATGAATATCCGGGAAATGCCGGATACCAGTGCAGAGGTTGTGACCATCTATAAGAAGAATACGCTGATCGAGATCGTGGAGTTCTGTGCGGGCTGGCTGAAGATCAAATGCCCGGAAGCAGCAAGTGGTCTGGCTTATGTTCTGAACAGTGCAGACACCTACGCATTTACAGCAAGCAAAATCTATAAGGTGGTTCCTGGGGACAACCTCTGGAAGATCGCAGAGAAGGAACTGGGGGATGGAAGCCGTTGTGCCGATATCCGCGCACTGAACGGTCTGACTTCCAATGCCATCCGGGTCGGTATGAAGCTGCTGATCCCGTAAACGGTGCATTTCGACGCTTTTTTAGGACTTCAATTCCCAACAGCATAACTGTATACTAGGGCTGAGGTGATGAAAATGAACGAAGTGCTCATGGCAGAAGATGTGTTAAGACCGTATGGCATCACATTGTATTACAAGGGCTGCGAATATCTGAGGGATGCAATCATCCTGCACTGGCATCAGCCGAACCTGATACCAGGCCAGCTCATACAGCTTGTTGCAAATCAAAAAGGGGCTAAGAAGAGTAGTGTCCTCGGCACCATTTCTACGATCGCAAACGTAGCGTGGAAAGTCAATGGGACAGGCGGCGAAAAACCGATGTCTGCCATGAAGTTCGTCTGTAGGATGCTAGAAGAAGCGGATGGGATTATAAAATAACAAAATAACCACAGCACGAGACTCGGAGTGATCCGGGTCTCGATTTTTTTAGGAGGAATCGATATGGGATACACCAATAGTCCACTCGTTGTTTACACCAAACTCTCCCCGAACCATTCCGGGCAGAGAACACACAGCATTGACCGCATCACGCCGCATTGCGTGGTAGGCCAGCTTTCTGCAGAGAGCATTTGCGGATGTTTTACCAGTCCGACCCGTCAGGCCAGCTGTAACTATGGCATTGGCACGGACGGCCGTGTTTCTCTGTGCGTGGAGGAGAAGAACCGCAGCTGGTGCTCGTCCAGCAATTCCAATGACCAGAGAGCAGTCACCATCGAATGTGCCAGCGACATGAATGAGCCGTATGCGATGAACAGCGCCGTATATAACTCGCTCGTTAAGCTCTGCATCGATATCTGCAAACGTAACGGCAAGAAGAAGCTCCTGTGGCTGGGCGACAAGAATAAAACCCTCAACTATGCTCCGGCAGCAGACGAGATGATCCTGACCGTTCACCGCTGGTTTGCCAACAAAAGCTGTCCCGGAAACTGGCTGTACGCCCGTCTGGGTGATCTGGCCGCAAGGGTGACGGCGGCACTAGGCGGTTCAGCTTCATCCGGCCTGCAGGCATCTTCCCTTAAGAACCTGTCAGAAGCAGAGGCAGTGGCAAAGATCGGTCCGCTGTTTACCGAAAACCAGAAGCAGTCCGGCATCCTCGCCTGCGTGTCGATGGCGCAGTTTATTCTGGAGTCCGGCTATGGTAAATCTGAGCTGGCACAGAATGCAAATAACTGCTTTGGCATGAAGGCCTCTCTTTCCGGGAACAACTGGAGCGGCAGCAGTTGGGATGGTAAGTCGGTCTATACCAAGAAAACGCAGGAGCAGAATGCCGATGGCAGCTATGTCACGATCACCGCTGATTTCCGAAAGTACGCCTGTGTGGAGGACTCCATTGCCGACCATGCGGCATATCTGCTCGGTGCGATGAATGGCAGCAGGAAACGTTATGAAGGTCTGGCAGGATGCACGGATTACAAGAAGGCTGTGCAGATCATCAAGGATGGCGGCTATGCCACCAGCCACACCTATGTGCAGAATCTCTGCAATATCATCAAACGCTGGAACCTGACACAGTATAATGCCTCAGCCCAGAATCAGGGAGGTAACATCTCTGGCTGGTATCGTGTGCGTAAGAGCTGGCAGAATGCAGCTTCCCAGAAAGGGGCGTTCCATGATCTGTCCTATGCGAAGCAGTGCGCGGATGCGAATCCGGGGTATACGGTCTTTGATCCGGCCGGCAAGGCGGTCTATCCTGTGAACCAGACTGCATCTGTGCCGTATGCGGTTCGAGTATCCATCAATGACCTCAACATCCGTAAAGGACCAGGCACAAACTACGGCAAGACCGGTTATTACACCGGAAAGGGCGTGTTCACCATCGTGGCAGAATCTGCTGGTGCTGGTTCTGTGAAAGGCTGGGGCAAGCTGAAATCCGGTGCAGGCTGGATTGCACTCGACTTCGCAGCGCGTATCTGACCTTCATGGGCTTTCCTGAAAAGGAGAGCCTTTTTACATACAACGCAATCGTCAGTTTTGCCCGATTATATGGGTGGATATTCTACGATTTATAATTCGGATATCACTTGCTATAAGTGCCGGATAGAGCAAATATGTCACTACCCGAAGATAGGAAAAGGCGGTGGCATTACCACACGTTTTCCTTTCGGAAGGAAAATCTGACGAAAGGAGAGGACGATATGGATTCAAATGCTTTTCTGAATGATCTTATGTCAAAGATGAAGCTGCCGGAAGCAAAAGGTAAGAAAAAGGCAGAACAGAGTGAATCGGTGGCGCAGATCCTTGCCGCCATGCAAAAAGTCAGGGCTGAGAAAAAGAAGCCGCCCGTAACCAGCTATGCACCAGTAAAAGAAATGCCGGTGAATGAGCCGGAGAGTATGGAAGACTTCTCCCAGCTCGCATCCGATGTGATGCAGGAATGCCGGCCGGCAATGCCGACGGTGCCAGCAGCAAGCCAAGAGAAGGCTGTTCGGGTCGCCGCATATATCCGTGTTTCCTCCACCAATCCGGCACAGGAAGATTCGTATGAAATGCAGGAACGCTACTTTATGTCACTCCTGGCAGGAAATGCGGGATGGACATCTGCCGGCATTTATTCCGATCATGGCATTTCCGCAACAAGCAGGGAAGGACGGACAGGATTCAACCGTTTGCTCCGGCACTGCAAGCAGGGGAAGATTGACCGAGTGATCTGTAAGTCCATCAGCCGTTTTGCCCGAAACACGCAGGACTTTCTTGTGGCATTACGGACCTTAAAGGAAAACAATGTCACGATTCTGTTTGAGCGGGAAGCGATGGATACAGCGGATGCTTACAGCGAGTTCATTCTTACTACGCTGGCCGCCATTGCCCAGGAAGAGAGCCGTTCGATTTCAGCAAACATTGCATGGAGCAATCAGAAAAGGTTTCCGGCCGGAAATGTCTGCAACAAGGATATCTACGGATACGAATTCCGCGAAGGGGAGTATACAGTGAACGAGAACGGATACCGATACCGGGCAGTGTTCATCATCCCGGAAGAAGCAGAGATTGTTCGGATGGTGTTCCGACTTTTTACAAAAGAAGAATTAGGCTTCACACAAATCGCCCAGAAGCTGGATGCCATGCATATCCAGCCGCCGAACAGCGGATGCAGACAGCGGCAAAAGCGGAAGCCAACTGTGCTGCCAGCTGGCACACTAAAGGAAGAAGATAAGCGGGGGTGGACGGCAACGGATGTTCGGTACATGATCGCAAACGTTCGTTACTGCGGTTCTGTACTTTGTCAGAAGACCTACACCGATCACAGGAATGGGCGTAAACAGAAGGTCAATAAGGGGGAAAAGCCGAAATACCTGATACGAAATCATCATCCGGCTATCATTTCGGAAGAATTGTGGCAGGAAGCACAGGAAGTCTGGAAGGTATACACGGCAAAGTACAGGGGTATTGAAAAAGGAAGAAACGAAAGGAACTATTCCAAACTCCTGCTGTGTGGAGAATGCGGACGGTATTTTCAAGGCCATTCCACAACAAGGACAACCATCTGGCGGTGTGCAACGAAGCTCGCCCAACAGGGACAGAAGCGCTGCCGGATGGAGCCGGTTTATGAAGAGCAGATCCAGGCGCTGCTTCGCAAGGCATTTGCCGAAAAATTCAAGCTGGGTGAGAAGATGGATGCAGAAGTTCATGAGGTTATGCAGATGATCTCCAAAGCTCCTATTGATAATGTGAGAAATCAGGCATTAAGGAATCTGAGTGAGAAGCTGAGAGAGATCCATGATTTCGACCAGATGGAGCAGGAAGGGGATTTTCTGAAACGCCAGCTGTCTGCAGTGAACTATAGCATTCGGGATGCCCACCAGCACATCCGGGATATTCAGGCAGAAAAAGAAGCCTTAAAAGTGAGAAGTGAGGTGCTGGGAGAACCGATAGAAAAAGAAGCGGTCACAGAATTAGAAGACAGACTTCTCAACGAAGAGGAACAGCTGGAGAAGCTGGAACACGAAGCCCAGCAGCAGGCCGAACAGGTCCGGTACATGGAAGATTACTGGAAGAAGCTGGAGCAGACCTATGAAATCCGGGAGAAAACGCTGCAATGGCTGGATTCTCTGGCGGGAGGGACGCAGATGTTTCTGGATGAAGCAGTTGGAACGTATGTGAAAGCCTTTGTGCTTTCCGTTACCATTTTTTCACCGAAACATTTTAGAATCCACTGGTTTGATGACACCTGCACGGATGTGGAGTGTGACAGCGTATTTGAGGGCTATCAGCAGCCCGGCATGATAAGGAGGAGGTATTGATGAACAGACAAATGACACAAGGGACGGTTGCAAACAATGTGCAGGTGATTCCGGCAACGAAGCGGAGAGTGTCGGCCGGCGGTCAGCTGAAAAAGGCAAAGGACATTCGGGTTGCCGCTTACGGCCGTGTTTCGACCGATGAGCTTGCCCAGCAAACTTCGTATGAGGGGCAGAAAAGCTATTACACGAAGCTGATCAATGAAAAAGAAGGCTGGACTTTTGCCGGAATGTATGCAGATGAAGCAATCTCCGGCACCAACCGTAACCACCGCACCGAGTTTAATCAGATGATGCAGGATGCGCTGGACGGAAAGATCGATTACATCATTACAAAGTCCATTTCCCGATTTGCACGAAATACGGTCGATACGCTGAACTGCGTGAGACAGCTTCGGCAGTGTGACCCGCCAATCGGTGTGTACTTCGAAAAGGAGAACATCGATACGCTGGATGCATCTGGCGAATTGCTCCTGACCATCCTTTCAGCATTGGCACAGGAAGAGAGCAATTCGATCTCCAAGAATATCAGCTGGAGTATTCAAAAGCGGTTTCAGGAAGGGATTGCCTTTGGAAATCCACGGTCGGTCTACGGCTATACGGACGGTGAGACGAATAAGGACTGGGTCATTGTAGAAGAACAGGCCAGGGTGGTGCGGTTCATCTTCGATGAGTTCCTTCTGGGAAAATCTTCTTACAAAATCAGCAATGAACTGAATGAAAAGGGAATCCCTTCATCCAAAGGAACAAAATGGCAAAGCGAAAGTGTGGATTTTATCCTCCGGAATGAAAAATATGTTGGTGACTGCGAAATGCAGAAAACGGTTACCGTCGATTTCCTGAGCCACAAGACGATTCCAAACAATGGAGAAGCTCCGAAATTTTATGTGACGGACCACCATGTCCCGATTATCAATCGCGCGGTATGGATGCGGGCACAGGAAATCCTGGCACACAGAAAGAAAAACCGAACGAAAAAGAAGGATGAAAAGCGGGAAAAACGAGTGGGCAAGGATGTCTTTGATAACCTGGTATGCGGAAAGTGCGGAGCCCCCTTTTACCGCAGAACCCTGCAGGCAAGAGCTACGCACTTCGAGGATGATAGGTGCCTGGATGCCTGCCGCAGTGAGCTGTTGGCACAGGGGAGTTCGCCGGATGACTACTATGAACGGTATTATTACACCTATCCCGTTTGGCGGTGCTCAAGTCTTAAGGATACCTCACCGACCAACGATGGGCCATTTATGGGAAAAGCAGACCCGGATGTTGCCTGGCATCCGATTTATATCGGCGAAGGGGATGCAAAGTGCCCTTCCCATTTTGTGTATGAGACGGCGGTCAAGCAGAGCTTCATGGAAATGTTGTACGCCATCAAGCGCGACCATGAAGAAAACGGGGAGAACGCATGGATCGATTCGGAATTCCGGATGGTCTACCAGAAGGTACAGGAGCATGTCACAGAACGGGATTCTTCCAGAAAAGCCGAACTGGATGAGCAGATTCTGCAGCTGGAGGAAAAAATGGCTCAGATGCAGGGGCGGCTGAAAGAAGCAGTAGAGCGTGGCCGCCAGAAAGCCAGCCCGGAGATTGATACCTACGAAAGACTGGTGGATGATCTGCGAGAGCGTTTGAATGAGAAAATGGACGAACGGCAGCAACTCAGCCAGGAAGAACAGCTTCTTTCGGAGATGAAGCACAACTACGACTTTTTCATCCGCTGCCTGGAAGCCCTGCCCGAAATCAACAAGGCCGGCATGAAGCTGAATGTCAATGGTCTGGATACAGATGGAAGCTGCCTGCGTGACTTTGGCGGCAAGGCACGAAGCAAAATCCTGAGTGATATCCGGCGTGGAAAAAGAAAGATGGGTGCAGACCGGGTGGAACAGGCTCCGGATTTCCTGGAATTTGAAAAGGGCATCTACTTCGCATTCATCAAGGAAGGAATCGTTGACGGTGATGTGGTCACTTACACAACGAATTTTGGAGTCAAGCTGACCAGCACAGGAAACAGCCGGACGCTGATGGCCTTCATCGGATTCCGCAGATGTAATCCGAATAAAACGGTCGAGGTGCTGATGGACGGCTGGCAGGTCAACGGACTCTGCATTCGGTACCATAGAGAAAAGAGAAAGGAAAAAACGGCACACACGCTGATGATCCGGAAACGGAAAGCACAAGAACGGGCATTGCTGGAGCAGGAAGCGTGATTTTGGGAACCCCACTGGATGAGACATTTCGTCTTGTCTGGTGGGGATTTTTTTGTTTTTGGAGGATTTTTTTTCCGAACCCATTGCTATGTGCAAAATTCTGCTATATGTTGAGAGTACAGAAATACACATAGCAGGAGAGAACGACATGAAAAGATTAGCATGGCTTTCAGTAGAAGATTACGCAGCGACCCAGATGGAACTGGTGGTCGTGAGTGCAATGAAAGGGTATCTGCGGCGGATGCCGGAGAAAGAGGCACTTAAAAAAGTAGAGGGTATCCTTGACCCGAAGGTGATCCGGTTAGCCGGTGATGATGGCGCACCGATGCCGGTACAAAGCAATGTTGACGGAGCAAAGCTCGCTGCGTTCATCGATGCGGCCGTGGCAGACAGCATCAGGGAGCTGGAGAAGAGAGAAGATGACTTGTCAAAAGCTGGTGTGACCATGCTGGAGAATGTAGATGGCAAGAGCATGGTGGAGCAGATGAGTCCCAAGTTTTTGGAATTCGTGCTGGATGCGTATCGAAGTTTGAAATACACGCAGTGAGGTTGTACATTTTGGGGAGAAAAGGCGGAATTCAAGTTGATATTTTGGCCTGAGTTGAGTATAATATAAATGGATAAGTTCCGTGTGGCGACACGTTAAAGCTGTACTCCGGCTGGTGAGGTTGATTACCTACACTTTGTGATGCTCGGCAGGGTATCGAGGCCGACGGCCAGCATAATACACACGATTTTCGGAAAATTATCAGAACGACCTATTGACTTTTAGCATTAAATAGGCTACTGCTAAGTATAGCAAGTGGTGCGCTTGCAAATAATATTGCTGATCTTACTCCGGTGTCCTACGGGCCCGGGTTTTTTTATAGGAGAAATACTATGTCAAATGTTCCAA